GTGTTGGGCCACTCTCGTCAGTTGTCTGAGTGTTGACTTTTGAGCCTTTGTTGACTTCGCCATGGGGATCACTGAACTGAGCAAAGCCCTCGAGATCGACAAAGGTCTCGTTTCGCGGCTCGTGAAGAAGGGGATGCCGACCACTTCGGTGGATGCGGCGCAGGCGTGGCGTGAGGTGAACGCGAAGCCGAAGCCACGGAAGAACAAAAAGGTGATGGACGCCCCGCCGCCGGTTGCCAAGACCGCGCCTATCGCACCCCAAGCGCATGACGCGCCCGAGCCTGATGACGATGACAACACCCCGCGCCAGTCGCTTCGCCGGGCGAGGTTGGCGGAAAAGGTGGGATACAACGAACTAGTCCTCTGCAAACGGAATGGCGGATCGATCGAGGACATTCGAAAGGCGAACTCGATTTACATCGCGGCCCGAAACAACCGCCACAAAGCCGAGCGCGACTTCAAGGAATGGCAGCGGGCCGAAGGGATCTTGCTCTACTTCGACGAGGCGAAAGAGATCGCCGGTCGTCCGCATGTGGCTGCCAAGCAGATGCTCGAGGTCATGCCCAAGAGCCTCGCGCCTCGCTTGTTCGGCCAACCGCAAAAGGCCATCGAGGCCGCGCTTTCCGAGTGGTGTGATTCTCTCACCGATCTGATTCGTAAAGCCCTATGACCCCCGCCGCCGAAGCCCTGCGCGAGCACATCCGCTCGATCTATGCGCCGATCGATCGCCGGTCGGTGGTGGATTGGTGCAGTGATGAGGTGATTCTCTCCGAGCGTCAGACGCAAATGCCTGGCGCTTTTTCCGTCAGCATGACGCCGTACCTGCGCGAGCCGCTCGAGTGCTTCGGCGACATCGATGTCACGGATGTCGTGCTGGTCTTTGGAACGCAAACCGGAAAGACCACCATGATCCAAGCCGGGACCGCATGGCGGATTTGCAACAAGCCGCAGCCGATGGTGTGGGTCATGCCTACCGAAGGCCTTGCCCGATCATTTTCCGAAACCCGCTGGATGCCGCTGTTCGATGACAGCGTCACGCTCTCGGCTCAAAAGCCTGCCGATCGCCACAAGTTCAAAACCCTCGAGCAACACTTCAGCCGATCATCGCTTGTCTTTGTCGGGTCCAACTCACCGGCCAACCTCGCCAGCCGCCCCGCCGGTCTTCTCCTACTCGACGAGGTCGACAAGTTCGCCACTGAGACCGACAAGGAAACCAGCGCGCTGCACCTTGCCGAAAACCGCACGAAGAGTTTCGTCGGCGCCCTCCGCGTCAAGACCAGCACACCGACCACGCCCGAGGGACCGATCTGGAAAGAGTACCTCAAAGGCACGCAGGAAAAATTCATGCTGCCATGCCCGCATTGCGCGGAACGCATCGAGCTTTTGTGGGAGCAGGTGAAGTGGGATCGCGAGGCCAAGGCCGACGGCAAGTGGAACATGGCGCAGGTCGAAGAATCTGCGCGCTACGAATGCCAACACTGCCACGGCTCGATCAACGACGGGCAGAAAATGGAAATGCTCCAGCAGGGGAAATGGCAATGCACCAATGAATCGGCGCAAAAAGGCTTCCGCTCATTCCACCTCAACTCGCTTTACGCACCATGGCGATCATGCACCTTCGGCGCGCTGGCGGTCAAGTTCCTGCGCGATTCAGAAACCCTCAACGGCCTGCAAGATTTCACCAACTCGACCATGGCCCTGCCGTGGGAGCAGGTTGAGACCAGCATCGGCGATGCCAAGATCCTCGGCCTTTCCGGCAGCTACGAAGTCGGCACCTGCCCGATCGACGAGCCCGCGCATGTCGTCACCTGCGCCGATGTCGGCCAGGAGAAACAGCACTGGGTCACCACCGCCTTCGCCGCCGATGGGTCATCCTATGTCCTCGACTACGGCACCACCCTCGCCGTCGAAGATCTTCTCCGCGATCCGCCACTGCGATCCTATGCTACACCGAACGGCAGTATCGTGAAACCCGAGTGCGGTCTGATCGACTCCGGCTTTGCGACCTTCCGCGTCTATGCCACCTGCCAAGAGTCTGGCGGATTCTATTTTCCAGCAAAGGGCGCGAATGTCACCTTCGGCACGCGGATCAGCCGCACCACGATCGACAACTTCCCCGGCGTCGTGCTCTACACCTATGTTGACCACGCGATCAAGACCGAGCTTTTCATCGATCGGATCAAGGACCAGAAACCCGAGCTCAAGATCCCGAAGAAAGTCACCACCGAGTTCATCGCGGGACTGAGCGGGCAAAAGCTCGTCCCGCGCAAGACGCCATCCGGTCAAGTCTATGTTTGGAAGGATGTCCGCGACGATCACTTCATGGACGCACTCAAACTCTGCCACATCGCATGGCACATTTTGAAAAACGCCTGAACTGGTAAGCAGCGCTTTACAAGTCCCGAAACAACTCATCCGCCACGCTGGAAATGCTGGCGGATTTTTTTTGTGCTGCGCGCCGGAGCTTGGCATTCGCCGCATGAGAGATCGAGAGCGCGATCGTCACGCGCGTGGTTCCTTTGGGCCGTCCCGATCCTGGGCGCGGGCCGCCTCTGTTTTCAGTTTTCTTTTTCATAATTCTCAAGCGCTCATGTCCCAGCTTTCGCGGAATCCGATGAACACCGGAAACCGTGGAGCTTGTTTCGCCCCGCTCGGTTGATGGCTGAACTTCACGATCTTGCCGACAAGGCTGTCGCGGTTTTCCCAAAGGCCAACACGGTCAATGCCGCCTGCGATGTGGTTGTATGCCAGCCGGAACTTCACGCCGGTCGCTAGGTTGCGAACTACGAAGCCACCGAGCTCGCCGCGTCCGACCATGCCCGCCTTGGAGAGTCCGCGCTTGGTATTTCCAAAGGCGTCTTGCCCCGCCGCGTTTTGATTGGTCATGCCTTCGTAAGTGGAGACCACCACCGCTTCGGCATCCTCAAAGCGTTTGATCTTGAGAAGGTAGCCTTGCTTTACGGTCGAGCGACCGCATTTGTAAGGTGAATCAGGCGTGCGAACCATCACACCCTCGTAGCCTTCGGCCAAGCAGGTCCGCACATAAGCAGCGAGATCGTCGGTGCCTTGGACTTCCACAGGCAGCACCTTCACGACCCGATCGGAATCTGGAAGCGCCGCCAGCGCCTTGATGCGCTCGCTGTACGGCGTGCCGGTCGAGGTCTCCACATAGTCGAAGACATGGAAAACGAAATCGGGCTCGCCATCGCTGGAACCGATCGCGCTGGTGGTCTCGCTGAATGTGCCGCCGCGCAGCATCAGCTCGCCGTCCACACCATCGGGAAGATTGGCCTCGATCCACTCGCGCACAAAGCGGTTTGGGATCGGATTAAATGAACGGGTCAGAGCACGACCGCCAACCTTCAAGCAGCGGATGCCGTCGAGCTTCGGCGTGGCGAGCACGGGAAACGCCAGCTCCTCATGTTCATCGCAGCGACTGGCAAGCATCGGCTTGGTGATTTCGGCAGGATACACGACCGGCGCTTTCACAGGCCGGACGCTCAACTCCACCTTCATGCTCTCGACGATTGAGAACAGATCTTCGGCGCTGATGGTGACTTGCATGGGACGACACTAAACCCGCCTTTTGATTCCGTCAACATAGAAATCAAAGGAAGATGATTTTTTTTGAGGGGCAAAAAACCCGCCATTTTGACACCCACGCATCCGCGTGAGCGATGCCCAGAAAATAACCGGCGTGAAGTCCTACCTGCGCCGGACCAAGACCAATGAAGAGCTCGAGGCCTTGGCCGACACCGTCTTTTCCAGCGCCACCGAGGAAGTCGTCATCACCAGCATCGGCACCGAGGGATCAAGCTCGTCGGGGCAGGTGAGTTTCCCGAAGTGGCTGCTGCTCCAAGCGATTGAGGAACTACTCACCGACGGCGGCCGTGAGCGTCAGCTCGCCGCGATCGTCGACCGCTCGCGCTACTCATCGCCGCTTTGATTTTGACACCCCGAAATCAACTGTGAGCGAAATCAAAAAATCAAATCGTGGCGGCAAACGCGCCGGAGCTGGACGCCCGAAGAAAAACGCCACGCCCAAGGCCGCCGCCTTTGAAGCTGCCGAGCACTCCATCAATCGCGGTCTCGTCATCCTCAACACCGTCGAACCCCGCCGCGAGCTTCCCGCGCAGACTCGCCTCGAGTTACTCAAGAAAGCCCGATGGCTTTACAACAATGTCGGCGTCGCCGCCTACCTTATCGAACACCTTGCCCAGCGTGCCGTCGGCACCGGCATCGTCCCGAAGGCCCGCACCGCGAATGCCGAATGGAACCGCCTTGCCGAGCGCGCTTTCGAGGATCGCGCCTGCGCTGAGGCATGGGCATTCGACGCATCGTCACAGGTCAACTTCTACGGCGCCCAATCTCTCATCCTTCGGCAAGTCGCCTGCGATGGTGACTTCTTCGCGCAGTTCCTCACCACCCAGACCGGCGGCGCACGCGTCCGCTTCATTGGCGGCGAGGCAGTCGGTTCAACCGCCGATT